ATTCAAACAGTTTCCTAGTTATTCGGGACGGCAAGGTCGTGGATCTCGAGGATGGTTCATTTATCCAACCCTTCGCAGAATTCAGCCTGAATTGATTAATAAGTGGGAAGCAAGTTTTAATCGCATTATTAAGGAATGGGTCTAATGGCAACCGGTAATCGCACCTTAAAGTTATCAATCCTTGCCGATGTTGATGACTTAAAAAAGAAGTTAGGCGAAGCCGACAAAGCGGTTGAAACCAATGCCAGCAAGATTGCAGAATTTGGAAAAAAGGCTGCTGCTGCTTTTGCGGTTGCTGCTGCAGCTGCTGCTGCCTATGGGGTCAAATTAGCCGTTGATGGGGTCAAATCAGCCATCGAGGATGAACAGGCACAGTTGAGGTTAGCTGCTGCCCTAAAGAGTGCCACAGGGGCTACAAATGCTCAAATAAAGGCAACTGAGGATTACATAACACAAACACAATTAGCCACAGGTATAACCGACAATGAATTGAGAGCATCATTCCAGAGATTGTCTGTTTCAACCAAGGACGTAACCCAATCTCAAAAACTGCTTACCCTTGCAATTGATGTATCAAAGGGAACTGGGAAAGAGCTTGGCACAGTTGTTGAAGCATTATCAAAAGCCTACGAAGGACAGGATACAAGACTTGCTCGATTAGGAATTGGTTTAAGCCAAGCCGATTTAAAGGCAATGGATTTTACCGAAACCACAAAGGCATTGACCAACCTTTATGGTGGCGCAGCAGCTGCAAACGCTGAAACATTTCAAGGCAGAATTGATCGATTAAAGCAAGCCTTTGCCGAAGCGCAAGAGGAAATCGGTTATAGATTACTTCCATTCGTTGAAAAATTTGTTGATCTAATTGTCAATCAGGTAGTGCCTAAATTACAAGAATTTGCTGCATACTTTGATCCAATTAAGCAAGCCATTAAAGACAACCAAGAAGCATTTGATGCATTTGGTCGATTCATAACTGATGTCATCATTCCTGTTTTAGTTACTGGCTTAGGGGCAGCCTTAAAGACTATTGGAGTTATTGCAGGTGGAATTGTTGATATTATTGGCAAAGTTATATCTGCAATTCAAACAGCTGTTGATAACGCCATTTCAGGAATTAATAGATTGATTAGTGCTTACAATGCAATTCCTGTTTTACCAAACATTAGCCAAGTAGGTGCAAGTTCAGGAGTATCAACTGCTGCATCATCAGGTGCAACCGCTGCTGCTCAAACTGCCACATCTGCTCAATTGGCATCAGGTGCTGCAAGGGCTGGCACAACAGTAAATAACATTACAGTTCAAGCCGTAGATTCTGAAGGTGCTGCTAGAGCAGTTGCTAAGGTCATTAATCAGAGTTCATCAAGATCAGTTCCACAGCTTTATAACAGCGGCATCACTAGAGCGAGATAATGTCAGTCTTTACGCCTGAATATAAGTTAAGCATCAATGGTGTGGAATACACCGATGTTGCCATTTCTGATATAGCCCATCAAGCAGGGCGTGAGGATATTTACGCACAGCCAACGCCATCTTATATTCAAATCGCATTAGTGGCTTTGAATAATGAAAACTACAATTTCCAAATTAATGACGGAATAGCATTACAGGTCAAAGATAGCACCAATGTTTTTAGGACTTTATTTGGTGGCAACATCACAGATATCACAACCGAGGTTGCATCAGCTAGTAGCGTTGCCGAAACCTTTACTTATACCATTCTTGCTCTAGGTTCATTGGCCAAATTGCCAAAGGTTATCTATGACGGCACATTGGCTAGAGATGATGACGGCGATCAGATGTTTGAATTGCTTGCTGATCTATTCTTAAACAATTGGAATGAAGTGCCAGCAGCTGAAACATGGGCTGGATATGACCCAACAGTTACTTGGGCAAATGCTGAAAACTTAGGACTTGGCGAGATCGATCGTCCCGGAGTTTATGAAATATCAAATCGAGGGGCAGACCCAGATACTGTCTATAACATTGCAAGCCTTATTGCTGATAGCGCATTTGGTGTTTTGTATGAGGATAACGAAGGTCGCATTGGGTATGCCGATGCTGTTCACAGGCAGAATTATCTTGCCAATAATGGTTACACAGAGATTTCAGCAAACACAGCCTTTGGAGCAGGATTAAAGGTTTTGACTAGGGGCGCAGATGTCCGAAACGATGTATTCCTAAATTACGGCAATAACTTTGGTTCACAGGTAAGCGCAATTGATTTAGACAGTATTGAGGTATTTGGTTACCGAGGCGAAACGATCAATACAGTCTTGCATGATGCTACCGATGCACAAGCTGTGGCTAATCGGTTTATATCTTTAAGATCTTATCCAAGAGCCTTATTTGACAGCATTACATTTCCATTGACTAACTCAGCCATTGATGATGCAGACCGAGATGCCTTGCTTGGCATTTTTGTGGGTCAACCAATGCGAATAACAGACTTGCCTATCCAGATAGCCCCAACTCAACAATTTGAGGGTTATGTTGAAGGCTGGCGTTGGAGCACTAGATTCAACGAATTATTTTTAACCATAAATCTGAGCCCAATTGAGTTTTCGCAAGTTGCGGTTCAATGGGATCAAGTATCAGCCTTAGAGGCTTGGAACACTCTAAGTGGTACACTTACATGGGAAAATGCGATTGGAGCAGTAGCCTAATATGGCAAACACAACTTATTTTGGATGGGAAACACCAGACGACACAGATCTGGTTAAGGATGGCGCAGCTGCCATTCGCACACTTGGTCAAGCAATTGATACATCTATGCAAGATCTTGAAGGTGGCACAACCGGTCAGATATTGTCAAAGAATTCAAACACCGACATGGATTTTGTTTGGATCACAAATGATGTTGGAGACATTACAGCTGTTAATACAAACAGCCCATTAACCGGCGGTGGCACAAGTGGAGCATTAACACTTGCTTATGATTATGCTGCTGGATCAAAATTAACTTTAAGTGCTCAAACAGCAACTTACACAGTTGTTTTGGCAGACGCTGACCAAAAACTGATAACAATGTCAGTTGCTTCTGCAAATGATTTTCTAATACCAACAAATGCAAATGTTGCTTTTCCAGTAGGAACTGTCATTAATGTAATTCAAATTGGAGCCGGTCAAACAACTATAAAAGCAGTAACATCCGGAACAACTACTGTTTCATCAACTGGTGCGACATCAGCCCAACCTAAATTAAGAGCACAATTTTCAGCTGCTTCATGTATTAAAGTTGCAACTGACACATGGTATGTTGTGGGTGATATTGCGTAATGTCTATTTTGGGAGTAATAGCGAGCCAAAATTATCCAAGAAATTTTACTTGTAATTATTTAGTTGTCGCTGGCGGTGGCGGTGGTGGTGCTTTTATTGGTGGCGGTGGTGGTGCAGGTGGTTTTAGATGTACAGTTGACGCAACAGGCGGCGGTGGTACTTTAGAAACAGGTTTAACATTATCTCCTAATACAAATTACACAGTAACTGTTGGAGCAGGTGGTGCTGCTGGAATTAATCCCTCTACTGCTCCGACTAATGGAGTTAATTCTGTTTTTAGCACTATTACATCAACCGGTGGTGGTCGAGGCGGTTATTATGATGGCGCAAATTGGACAACAGGTGCATCAGGTGGCAGCGGTGGTGGTGGTGGTATTGGTTCAGCAGCTGGTGGAACTGGAACTACAAATGAAGGTTATGCAGGTGGAACAGGTAGTGCAAATGTTGGTGGAAATTCTGCATCAGGAGGCGGTGGTGGTGCTGGTGATGATGGCGTAAATGGCGCAACAACTCCTGCCCCGGGTGATGGCGGTGTTGGAGTTGCAACTTCAATTACTGCATCATCAGTTTATTATGGCGGTGGTGGTGGTGCAGGTGGTCATGCTTATGCAACACCAACAGCAGCAGGTGGTAATGGTGGTGGCGGTCAAGGTGCTAATACTAATAATGCTGTTGCTGGCTCAGCTGGAACTGCCAATACAGGCGGTGGAGGTGGCGGTGCTGGCGTTGGATATGATGGTGGTGCAGGTGGTTCAGGAGTTGTTATTTTAAGTTATCCAAGTGCATTTACTATTTCAAATCCTGGTGGCGGATTAACATTTTCGACATCTACCAGCGGATCAAATAAAATTACATCGTTCACATCGGGCACAGGAAATGTGAGTTGGTCATAATGGCACATTATGCATTTTTAGATGAAAACAATGTTGTAACCGAAGTTATTGTTGGAATAGATGAAACCGAATTAATTGATGGCATAACTCCCGAAATTTGGTATGGAAATTTTAGAAATCAAGTTTGTAAAAGAACTTCATATAATGGAAACATACGCAAAAATTACGCTGGCGTTGGATATGTTTATGATGAAGTTAGAGATGCATTTATTGCACCAGAGCCAACAGGAAACATTGGATTTGATGAAATAACTTGTCGTTGGATAATGCCTGAGGTTGATCTTGAAGCCTTGGCTCTCTAAAGCAGCTGTTCAACTGCGTGAGCAGATTGATGATTCTTTCCTGATAGATCAAGAAAATCAGATGGTTGGATTGCTTCGGCACAACATCAAATGAGATCTAAAGTTTCAGACCATAACTCACTAAAATCGGGTGAAGTTTGTGCGATCGATATTACAGCGGATCTTGGTGCAGCCGAAGGCATATCTGCTTACCTAGCCGATCAAATACGCATTGCTGGCAAAACAGATAAGCGAATCAAATATGTTATTCATAATCATCATATTGCCAGTAAATTATTAAACTGGCGTTGGCGTAAATACAAAGGCATCAATCCTCACACCAAACATATTCACATTTCATTCCATCCAAAACAATCAGGCGAGTTCTTTAACATCCCACTACTAGGAGGCAACTAATGAAACTATCAAACAAACACAAAGCTGCAATTAAGTCATATTTAAGAGCTGTGGCTGCTTCCGGTATAACTGTCCTGTTGGCAATTGTTGCTGACATCCGACCAGAGTTTGCAATCCTTGCTGGAGCATTGGTTGCACCTCTTGCCAAAGCATTAGATCCAAAGTCAGGGAGCGAAGTTGATTATGGAATCAATGCGAAATGACAGCCAACGAATGGGTTGGTATAGCCGTTGGCGTATCCGCCATATCTACAAGTTTGTTGCTGGGTCTGCGCTGGGTTATTAAATCCTACTTACAAGAATTAAAACCCAATTCTGGAAGTTCGATCAAGGATCAAATTACAAGACTTGAACAGCGTGTCGATGATCTGTTTGTCTTAATCAGTAAGCGATAATTTTAATTATGGCGAACACTCGAAAACCTATCAAACGCAAAAAGATCAATCGTCGTGTCGTTCGCCAAACTCCTGAACCATTATCAAAGATAGATCAGCATTACACCGCATTACACGAATGCTATAAAGCAGCTAGAAAAGCAGGA